CGGGTCGGTGGTCGCGTGCAAGTGGGTGAAGCTGGCGGTGAATCGGTTTCTTGAGGACTTGACCCGCGAGGATGTCGATTTTGTTTGGGCCGATGCGGAGTTTGCCGTTAATTTGTTTGGCGTCTGCCGACACTACCGAGGGCCGAAGGCTGGCGAGGCGATCACGCTGGAACCGTGGCAGCAGTTCATCGAAGCGAATATATACGGCTGGCGCAAGAACGGGCGGCGTCGATTTCGCACGGTCTACGAGGAAGTGGCGAGGAAAAACGGCAAGTCTACGCGAATGAGCGTGGCGGGCATTCGCGGGTTGGCGTTCGACGGTGTGGCGGGCGCGCAGGTGTATAGCGCGGCGACGAAGCGGGACCAAGCGAAGATTGTTTTTGGCGACGCGATGCAGATGGTGAAGCGTTCGCCCGCGTTGGCGAAGCGTATCGACTGCCTCAAGGTGAACATGAGCCACTTGGAATCTGCGAGCAAGTTTGAGCCGTTGGGCGCGGACGCGGACACGCTCGACGGCCTCGACCCGTCGCTGGCGATCATCGACGAACTGCACGCGCACAAGTCGCGGGATATGTGGGACGTTATCGAATCGGGCATGGGATCGCGTAAGGAACCGCTGATGCGTGCGATCACCACGGCGGGCGTCAACCGGCCCGGCTCTATCTGTTTGGAGCAGCGGAAGTACACGACTGACGTGCTGGAAGGACTGGTCGAAGACGATACGTTTTTCGGGATTGTGTTCTGTTTAGACGATGGCGACGACTGGCACGACCCGGCGAATTGGATCAAGGCCAACCCAAACCTCGGTGTTAGCGTCCACATGGACGAGCTAGAGGAAAAACACCAGAAGGCCAGCGTATCGCCCGCCGCGCAGAATAACTTTCGATGCAAGCGGCTTAACGAATGGGTTGAGCAGACCGAGCGGTGGCTGGACATGGACGCATGGAAGGATTGTGAGACTGAATTGGACTTGGACGAACTGGCGGGCCAGCGGTGTTACGCGGGGCTGGACCTGGCGAGTACGCGGGACTTTACCGCGTTCGTGCTGTTCTTCCCCGAGCAGTCGGCTGTGTTGCCGTTCTTTTGGATGCCGGAAGATTGCTACAAGCGAGGCGACAAGAGGCACCGCGACGCGCTATTGAACTGGGCCAAGGATGGCTATCTGATCGAGACGGGCGAGAACGAAACGGACTACGCGGTCTTATGCGAGATGATTAAAGAGCTTTCCTACAAGTATCAAATCGATTTAGTGCTGTACGACCCAAGCCAAGCCACACAGTTATCGCAAGAGCTACGCGACGCGGGCTTGCCGATGCTCAAACTACCGCAGACGGCGGGAAACTTTAACGAACCGACCAAGCGGCTTGAATCGCTGGTGGCGTCGAAGAAGATTGCAATATCCAGCAACCCGGTGCTGCGTTGGATGGCATCCAACGTATCGGTCAAGGTCGATTACAACGGCCTCATCAAGCCGGTCAAGCCGTCGGGGACAAGTGTTCTAAAGATCGACGGGATCGTCTCGCTGATTATGGCGATAGCGGGATGGGTGCGCGACGAATCAGAACAAGTAATCACAACAAGCCCAATGAGGGAGCTATAGCATGGCGTTTACGATCAAGGGTTTATTTAAGCGAAGCACGTTTCAAGAGCCGGAGTGGTGGCGTCAGACGGGCGGCTTTGGTTTCGAGTCGGCGGCGGGCGAATCGGTTTCTGCCGAATCGGCAAAGGGCTGGGGCGCTTGGTTCGCGTGCATCCGCAACATATCCGAGGACATCGGCAAGCTGCCGATCAACGTCTACCGGCCATCGCGGGGCGGCGGGCGTGAGAAGCAGGCTGGGACGGCGATCCAGAATCTTTTGGCGGTCGCGCCCAATCCCGATATGTCGTCAATGACGTTTCGGGAAACGCTGACGGCTCATGCGCTGGGCGAGCAGGGCGGTTTCGCGGAAATAATGATGGGCGCGAACGGACAGCCGCGTGAACTGTGGCCGTTGGACCCGCGCGAGGTGGTCGTCGATCAAGACATGAGCGGGCGAACGACCTACACGGTGCAGGGTCGGGCGATGGACCCGGCTCGGATGTTCCACATCCACGGCCTCGGGTACGAAGGGATCAACGGCTATGCGATGCACAAGTATGCGAAGGAGTCGGTGGGCGCGGCGCTGGCGGCACAGAAACACAACGGCGCGTTCTTCGGCAACGGCACGCAGCCGGGCGGGGTGTTGACGGTCCCCAAGACGTTATCCGACGACGCGTTCAAGCGTCTGCGGGAGCAGTGGGCGGCGCGTTACGGCGGGTCGGGGAATAGCTACAAGCCGGTCATCCTGGAGAACGGCACGGAGTTTGACGCGAGCAATATGGACGCGCAGAAGTCGCAGATGATCGAGTCTATCGAGTCGGGCGTGGTCGATACGTCGCGGTGGTTTCGGATGCCGCCGCACAAAATTCAGCACATGAAACAAGCGACGTTCTCAAATATCGAACATCAGAACACCGAATACGTCATCGACTGTCTCATGTCGTGGGCGGTGCGATGGGAGCAGGAAATCAGCCGCAAGCTGCTCAAGGATGGCAGGTTCGCCAAGATCGAGCTTAACGCGCTCATGCGTGGCGATTCATCGGCGCGGTCGACGTTTTACCGCGAACTGCAAAGCGTGGGCGCGTTATCCACGAATGAGATTCGAGAGCTTGAGGACATGAACCCGGTGGGCGAAGACGGCGACGCGCGTTATGTGCCGTCGAATCTGATGCTGCTGGGCCAAGACACGCCGACGCGGCAGCAGCCAGCGGAAACGCCCGTCGCCGCAGCCGAGCCGGCCACGCCGCCGATGGACGAAGAAGAAGCCGAGCGTGGTTTGGTTGAGGTGTTCGCGCCGATCCTAGAGCAGCTATATCGGCGGATGTTGAAGACAGAGAGCGACAAGGCGCGGCGGGCCGAGAAGCGAGGCGACCTCGCCGAGTGGGCGGTGGGTTTCTATGAGAACCACGTCGATTATGTACGCGGCGAGATCGGCCACGTGATCGACGCAATGATGGGCATGGCGTGCGGATCGGCACGGGTAAAGGCAGACGACGCCATGCGGGCGTGCGGCCTGGGGGCGGTCAAGCGGATAGGCGAAGCTGCCAAGGCTCGGTCGATGGCCGACATCGACGCCATGCCGGGGGTGGATGCCGCCACGCGGGCGGCGAATGACTCGAAACAGGACGCCGAACAAGCGGCGCGGGCAATTGTTAAACAACTATTTGAAGGGTTAGACCGATGATCGAAAGACGAAGCACCAAGATGGAAGTGGAAACCCGCGAGGACGGCGACACGCCGAAGATCGAAGGGTACGCGGCGGTGTACTACGACGGCAGCGACGCCAGCGAGTACCGCCTGTGGGACGACGTGGTGGAACGGATCATGCCCGAGGCGTTCGACCGGGCGTTGGCCGAGGGCGACGACACGCGGGCGCTGTTCAATCACGACCACAACCTAGTCTTGGGCCGATCCACATCGGGGACGCTTAAGCTAGGTACCGATGAGCGTGGATTGCGGTACAGCATCGAGCCGGGCGATACGTCGATCAGCCGCGACGTGATGGAACACCTACGGCGTGGTGACGTGTCGGGATCGTCGTTTGCGTTCCAAGTGACCGATGAAGAATGGCGAATGGACGGCAAGACGGCGGTGCGCGAGGTGACCGGCGTGCGGATGTTCGACGTGGGGCCGGTGACGTATCCGGCCTACGAAGGCTCATCGTCGGGCGTGCGATCCGCGGAGGACGCGGGCGAGGCGCGGGCGAGTTTCGAGCGTTGGCAGGCCGCGCAGGGCGGCCCAGACGCGGGGCGAACCCGGATGAAAAATATTCTCACAAAATGGGCGGATTCCATTTGACACACATATAGATTGTTGCAACAATAAACGTTAGAACAACTCAATCCGCCCGGTAGCCGACCATGCGAACGCTGCCGGGCGGGGGAACCAAGCCAACCATCGGAAGGCACGGAACTCAACACCTTTTTCAAGGTGCTTGGTTTCGTGCCTTTTCGCATTTGTTTCCTAGCACCATCACACGCTAGGACACAAAATGACCATTCAAGAGATTCTGCAAAAACGGGCGAAGCTGATCGAAGATTCGCGGGCCATCCTCAACACCGCCGAGGCCGAAGGCCGCGACATCACCAGCGAAGAAGAATCCAAAATCGACGCGATCTTGGAAGACGCCGACGCGATGAAGGTCAAGGCCGACCGCCAAACTCGGCTGGAAGCCAGCGAGCGAAGCCTGGACGAGATCGAGCCTCGCCAAGCCCGCAGCCCGCGCCCCGGCGCTCACGAAGAAACCCGCGAAACCGGCATTAAGTCGCAAGAGTACCGCGACGCAATGAACACCTATCTGCGTCGTGGGCGAAACGCGCTCGGTGCCGATGAGCTGCGTGCGTTGGAGGCCGGAACGAACTCCGAAGGCGGCTTTCTGACCTACTCCGAGTTCAGCAACAGCATCGTATCGGTGCGTGACGAGCAGAACATCATGCGTCAGGTTGGCACGGTCATCACGACCGGCGGCGAACACAACATCCCCGTCGAGTCGAGCATCCCAGCCCTGACGTGGACCGCCGAAGAAGCGGGTTACACCGAGTCTGACCCGGTGTTCGCTCGCGTGACGCTCTCGGCCCACAAGGGCGGACTCATCACCAAGGTGTCCGAAGAATTGCTGCGGGATTCGATCTTCCCGGTCGATTCCTACCTCGGCGGCGTCATCGGTCGCGGGTTGGCAAACGGCGAAGAAGCCGCATTCGTCAACGGTGACGGATCGGGCAAGCCCACGGGCGTCGTGACGGGCAGCACGGCTGGCGTGACCGCTGCGGGCGCTGCTGCGATCACCTCGGATGAGGTGATTGACCTCTACCACTCGCTCACCCGGCCCTACCGCATGGGTGCCGGTTTCATGATGGCCGACGCCACCGCGAAGCTCATCCGAAAGCTCAAAGACGGCGACAGCCAGTATCTGTGGCAGCCCGGTCTCCAAGCCGGCCAGCCCGACAGCCTGCTGGGTCGCCCGGTGTATATCTCGGACAACATGCCCGCAGCCACCACCGGCCTCAAGTCGGTTCTGTTCGGCGATTTCTCTTACTACACCATCGCTGACCGTGCCGGTATCGCCGTGCAACGCCTCAACGAACTCTACGCGGCCAACGGCCAAGTCGGTTTCCGCGCGTTCTGCCGAGTTGACGGCAAGACCACCAACACCGCCGCGATCAAACACCTGGTCCAAGCGTAAACGACATCTAAGCGGGCGGTGCCTTAGCGGGCATCGCTCGATTTATGAAAATTAAACTCCTCACCGGATTATCTGGCGACTTCGGATCACATGCGCCCGGCGAAATCGTCGAGCTAGAAGCGGATTACGCCACGCGAATGATTCAATCGGGCCAAGCCGAGGCCGTGATACCTACGCGAAAGCAATCGAAGCCCAAAATCGAAAAACGATAAATGGCGAAGATACCCATAGAAACATCCGCGCCCGCGTCTACCCCGGTCAGTTTGGCCGAGGCCAAGGACCACCTGCGCATCACGACCAGCGACCACGACGCCCGCATCACGCAGGCCATCGCGGCGGCAACGGACTGGGCGCAGCGATACACGCGGCGGCAGTT